TGAGGCCTGCCGACTGCCAGTTTTTAGCTAGTCACAGCCCGCTCCTAAGTCCGTAATAATAAAGGAGTTTTTCAAGAATCAATGACTTAGCACAATTTGACCGACCGGTCAAATTCGACCATGAACACCCTGAAGCGGAAAGTAAAAAGTTTGCGAATTCGCCACGGGATGGAGGATTTGCTATGTTGCTCACACAAACTGAGGAACCCATACCATGATAGACTCGAACACCTGCCTGTTTTGCAAACATTGGCACGGCCCGCGCGATAAAGTTTTTGCAGACCTACTAGAGTACGGCGAGATATCCCTAGATCGGTCTAGTGGATGGGCGCCATATGGCGGCTGTGCCGAATCCTATGATTGGTTGTCCATCGAGGTGTGGGGCGACGCGGTAGCGGACGCCGAAGTGCCCGCTAATTTCGGCTGTAACCGGTACGTGGCACGATGATAGTCAACAAGACCGAACTCTCTAAAATCTTCGGAGTTTCGCAGAAAGTCATTTCGGAATGGCACGCCGTGCCGAACTTCCCTGTGATCTCCACTGGCGGCGTCGGCCGCGGCAAGGGCAACCAGTACGAGACCAAACAGGTCCTCGAGTGGTACGTTAATCGGGAAATGAACAAGAAGCTCGGCGGTAACCAAGCGGCTGCAGACGGCATGTCCACCGAATCACAACAGAAGGCCTACGACCTAAACGTCGAGCGCGCCCGTCTCGCCGCCGCACAGGCCGACAAGGCTGAGATCGACCGAGACCTGGCCGCCGGCAGCGTCCTACCGACAGACGACGTCCTAGCGGCTTGGGCTAAGGCATTCTCGATGCTCCGCGGCAAATTCCGCTCCGTCGGCGTACGCATCGCCAAACAGACCCAAGCGGTAAACGACGCACAGAAGATCCAGCTTATCGCGAACCGGCTCATCGACGAAGTGCTGGGCGACGTCGCCAGCTATGACGGCGGAACCAAGCTCGAGGATACCGACGATGAACTCGTCTAACCTCGCCGCCGAACTGGCGGAGCTACCTAGAGCCGTACATGACGTAATGCGTAAAGCGGTACGCCGCATCGCCCCACCACCCGATTTGTTGGTATCCGAGTGGGCCGAGCAGTATCGCTATCTAAGCCCAGAGTCCGCAGCACAGCCCGGCAAGTGGCACAACGACCAAGCGCCGCATGCTGTCGAGATCATGGACTGCTACAACAACCCCGAAGTGTCCGAGATCGTTATGATGGTTTCGGCCCAGACGGCCAAGACGGAAATCATCAATAACATGATCGGGTACAGCATCGACTGCAACCCCGGCCCGATCCTGAACCTGAACCCCACGGGCAACATGGCGAAGACGTGGTCTAAGGACCGACTCGCGCCGATGGTCCGGGACACTCCGCGCCTAGCACGGTTGATCAACACCAAGGTACGGAACGCCGACAACGAGATTTTCCACAAGAACTTCCCGGGCGGCCACATAACTATGATCGGCGCCAACAGCGCCACGGAGCTAGCAGGGCGGCCGATCCGGGACTTCTACACAGACGAGGTCGACCGGGCGGCCACCGCCGTTGGAGCCGGGGAGAACACCGAGGGTGACTCGATCGGCCTAGCCGACGTGCGTACAACGACGTTCCACGACGCGAAGCTTATACGCGCGTCGACGCCAACCCGGCAAGGATTCTCTCGCATCGCCGAGATGTACGAGTACTCGGATAAGCGCATACGAGAGGTGAAATGCCCGCACTGCGGCGAGTATCACTTCATGGATTGGAAGCACTGCGTCTACAATGAGGACGCAAAGTCCCCAGACGAGCTCGAAGTGCACATGGCATGCCCCGAATGCGGCGGAATGTACGACGATTCAGGGCTTTACAGCAGGCTACAGGACGCGAGATGGCGCGCTACAGCGCCGTTTCACGGCATCGCGGGCTTCCATTTGAACGCGTTTTATAGCCTATTCACGACCTGGAAGAAAATCGTTTGGGAGTATATCCGCGACAAGGACAACCCGGCAAAGCTGCAGATCTGGTGGAACACCAAGCTCGGGCTACCGTTTAAGGAAGACAACCAACAGATTGACGGAGATTCGCTCAAGGCACGGGCCGAAGACTACGAGGCCGAAGTGCCAGACGGCGTGTTGCTCTTGCTGTGCATAGTGGACGTGCAGAGCGATCGGCTCGAATACGAGGTCATCGGATACGGCAAGCACGAGGAGTCTTGGGGTATAGAGCGCGCAGGCTTGTACGGCGATCCTATGGATGAATCGGCCTCCGTGTGGAAAGAGCTAGACGAGTTGCTGCGCAACAAGCGGTGGACGCGCAAGAGCGGTCACGGTATGGGCGTGTATCGGTGCTATGTCGACTCAGGCTACCAGGCGACCACCGTCTACCAGCGCGTCAAGGAGATGAAGTACGGAAGCGTGTTTCCATGTAAGGGCTCCAACACTTACGACGCACCGATAGCCAAGGCGCCGACGTGGGTAAAGCTGCCCAGCGGCTCCAAGACGCGCTTGTTCATCGTGGGATCACAGGACGCCAAGACCTTGGTTGCCTCCCGGTTCAAGCTGGAGAAGCCCGGCCCGGGCTATTGCCACATACCCAAGAGCTACCCGGATAGTTTCTACGAGGAACTGGTGGCAGAGGAGCGCGTACCGCGTATGGTCAACCGGGTAATCAAGTACCTCTGGCAGCCCATCAAAGACAAGCCCAACGAGTCGGTGGATTTGAGGGCATACGGATTGAGTGCTATAAGAACCCTACACCCTAACTGGTCTGATTTCGAGCGCCGCATAAGCGAGGTCGAAATGCTGTCGGTGGAAGATTCGCCGGCTACCCCACCGGGGGCCGCACCCCCGGATGTGACCCGACGCAAACGGCGCCGTTCGTACAGTAGCGGCGCGAGAACGTACTAGGAGATAGCATGGCACTGTTTACGCAAGCTGAGATCACAACGCAACTGACCCAGTGGAAGGCGGCGTTGGTTGCTATCTCTGAGGGTCAATCGTCTTCGGTAACGCAGGGCGGCGACACATACATGGTCACCCGGGCGGACCTGGAGCAAGTGACCAAACAGCTTTTGTTCTGGGGCCGCCAGCAGGCAGAACTGGATCGGCAGAACAATACCACTAGCGACGGCCGGCAGAAGAACCCGCTTGGTATCAGCGTCGCGAGGTTCAATTAATGAATCCACTACGCGATATCGTCGACGCCACGACCGTACTACTGGCGGCCGCCCGTAGCTCGGGACAAGCCCCTGCCAAGCCCACGAAAGGCAAGCGCCGCTACGACGCCGCCAACCGAGGCCGGCTGGGTAAGACCATCACGAGTCTAGGGCTCCCCGACCGGGACGTGAAGCTCGACGGTAAGAAGCTCCGCGATTTCGCCCGCGACCAAGATCAGAACCACGACATCGCCCGGGCTATCCTGGATACACACGTCGACAACATCGTCGGCCCGGATATCTCCCCGTTCCCTGGGGTAGAGCTACGCGATGGCAATCCGGCTGTAGAGGTCAACCGGGCGCTGCGCGACGCATACCGCGAATGGTGCAAATGGGGCATAGTCGACGGACTGCATGCGGGGATGAACAACCGCCTGTCCTGTCGGTCCTGGCTGCGCGACGGCGACATGTTCGATATCCACATGGAGGGCCGCAGGACCCGCGAAGGGCAGAAGGTGCCATACTCGATCCAGTCGCTCGAGGGGGATTTCGTACCTTGGGACTTCACCGAGTTCGATGAAAACATCGTGCAGGGCATCAAGAAAGACGCGCTGGGCCTACCCCTCGAGTACTACTTCGGCGAGGCGGAGGAAAGCGACACCGTCAACGACTTCGGCATTGGGTCCAGGATTAAGAACTTGCGACGGGTGACAGCCGACAACGTGACACACCTGAAGTTCCAGACTCGGCTCGGACAGACTCGCGGCGTATCCATACTCGCACCCGTATTGACCCGATTGCAGGACTTGAAGGCGGTCGAGGAAGCGGAGCGAATCGCGGCCAAGATGAGCGCCAGCATGGCTGTGCAGATCATCCGCGGCACGCCAGACATGTACCAGGACCCGGACGGCGATGAGGAATACCCCGAGCTGAGCTTCCAAGCCGGGATGATATTCGACAAGCTGAACCCGGGCGAGATGGTAGGAGCGATTGACTCGAATCGGCCGAATACCGACTTGATCGCATTCGCTCGAGACCAGTTGCGGTTTATCGCCGCCGGTTCCGGTACCAGCGCATCGACGATTTCCCGCACCTACGACGGCAGCTATTCGGCGGAGCGCCAGCAGCTAGTCGAGGCGTTTCAGCACTATGGCGTACTGTGGCACCAGTTCGTGAACACCCGGCAGATCCCTATATGGGAGCGCTTCGTGCGCAATGCCGTGAGTTCCGGTGTTGTTAAAGTGCCACGGTCTGTAAACCGTGATACGCTCCTTGTCGTTGAATTTTCAAGGCCAGTAATGCCTTGGATCGATCCGCAGAAGGAAATGAAAGCGGTCGAGAAGATGATCGAGCTAAGGATTCGGTCCCGCGCGCAGATTATGCGCGACCGGAACTGGGACCCCGATCTAACGGCCAAGCAAGTAGCGCAAGAGATTGAAGAAGCTGCGGCGTTGTTGCCGGAGCAAGATACAGAGAGGCGTAAGGCACCGCCAGCGGAGGGCGTGCAGACCGAGTATGTAGATAGTCGGTCCTTCACTGTCCCTGAACTGAACATCCGCAAGGACGACGAAGGGCGTATGTCGCTGAGGTTCTCGCTTTCCAGCGAAATGCCAGCGATCCGCCATACGTGGGATGGTTCGTTTATCGAGGTCTTGGGGCACAATCCCGGTGAAATCCGCACGGAACGCCTGGACTCGGGAAGCGCGCCTATCCTGCGCGGACACGACCGGTTCGACCCGAACAACCATATCGGCGTAATCCGCGGATACGAACTCAAGGACGGCCGGGTCGAGGTCACCGACGGACGGCTAAGCCGCCGGGAAGGCCTGGAAGGACTACGCCAGGATGTTGAGGATGGCATCCTGACCAACACCAGCATCGGGTACACGGTGCACCGATTCGAGTTCCGCGGCGACGATGAGGACACAGGGTTGCCCATCATGCGCGCGGTGGACTGGGAACCGATGGAAGGCAGCCTAGTCGATATCCCAGTTGATTCGTCCGTAGGGATTGGACGGTCGCAGTATTTCGAGGCGTCCGCCGCACCGGCCGCCGAATCTAACGGGGCCGAAACCCCACACACTGAGTCTAAGGAGACTGTAATGCCTGATAAAGACAGCGCGGCGGATGTGGCCGCAACCGAAAGCGCGATTCGCGCTCAGATCGCTGCGGAGCACGCCGCCCGTGTAGAGGGCATCCGCAGTGCCTTTGCTCTGTTCCCGAAGCACGCCAACCTGGAA